TCCCCTAATCAATTCATCGCCAGCAAGAAACCAACTTGTGTTGGTCACGCTTCGTGTATTGACCGATCCGTAACTTAAGAACAGGGAACTCGATATCGAGTTTTGTCCTTAGGGCCGTTTCGTCTTCATCGCTGAAGGCGAACGCGTTCTGACCATGTTCCGTATTGACACCAGTTGATAGATCTATATCCACGCTCCCGTTAAGGAACTTGAATAATTTCTGCCAACCTGTCATCGGACGCGTAACTGGCTTAACCTTTGTCGTCCAAACCTTGTGTAAACGCTTTTGATAGCGTACACTCCATTTGGTCTTCAGAGGAGGCCACGTATGGGGAACTTCGCGCAACGAAGGAGCGGATAACCGGTCCTTCTCTGCTGGCAGTGGTCCATAGAGTTTGTACAACTCTTCAACCACATACCAGTATGCGTTCATCATTCCACGATCGTATAGTTGGTTCGCATATGCGATCCAACTTACAAACGTATCGGGGCTTCGTGATGATTTCCAAACCGTTCTGAAACGGATCGGAGTGACGTTGTTGCCCTTGTAGGCGTCAACGCCACAGGATTCTCTAAAGAACCCTTTGGTACAACTCTTGTCGCGGTTTAGTAATAAACCGAAAGACTCGAGTAGTTTCATTGCGCACTCGGCGTGAGCCGTCGGTACAATGATATCATCACCATACACCAGGATTCCTTCAATGGCATCTTGTGCTGCCTTGGTGGCAACAGTATGAATACCGCTCATTATATTGAGCGCCTCGGAGTTAAGATTAGAAACACTTATGTGCTTCTTCATCTCTTCATCGAGACATCGATGGAACGCATCGGCATAGATACCTTCTCGCAATATCACCCAAACAGTTAACGCCAATACGGGGAAGCATATAGCTGACCCCATTGGTGCGAACTTGTTTAGTGGTAAGATATCGCCATTCGGTAGCTTCGTCGACAAACTGCGTGCTGCTAGCAAGTAAGGCGTAAGCCCCTTGGGAAACAGCAAGCGAACCAAACCAACAGATACCCTATCCGAGGCCTCTTTAAGGTCTAAGGTCGAGTATTCGCCAGTCATGGAACCCAAAAGGGCTCCGAACTGATTGGGTTGTTGGTTTGTGAACAGAACATTATACCTCGTAAGAGGGAGATGTTCTATATGTTTCACCATGGCTCTCATTAGACCTTGTTGTATCCACTGGAATTCCAGTGGTTCACAACTGATCAATCGAGGCCCGCGAGAATCCTTTGGCACGAGACAAACACGTGCCGAGGTTTCTACATCCGAGTGTTGTGCAGTCCATTTTGAACTGCCAAACTCGTCACAGACGTGGCTCAGCGATGCATAGAAATATGCATCTATGGGGTACATCTGTGCTAAACGCGTTGGGATATTCGAGAAATGCCATTTCTCCTCGAGGCGTTCGCCATTACT